AAACCAGAATCCCGTCCCAAGCACCGCCTCCGGCCGGGCCGCCTGGCCGGTCGTGGCGGCCGTCTCTTTGTCAAACAGCATCAATACTCACCTTCCCTTGCCTCTATGATCTCCCCCAGAATGAGGATCATCTGCCCGCCGGGGGTATTGGAAAATGGGTCCCCCAGCAGCGCCACCTCCATGGTGTCATCCACCGTTCCGGCAATCTCCAGCTGCATGAGCCGGTCCTTTCTCAGGATCACTTGCCCATCAAAGCAGGAGATGATGATGGGGCCGACATAGGTCACCGTCCCGTCGGGCAGGACCACCTTTTTGGGGCTGAGCACCTTTCCCACAAAATAGGCATAGACCTCCGGGTTGTCCCGCTTCTTCAGTTCTTTTGCCAAGGTGTGGTTCCAGGCCATCACGTCGCCCTCCTCAATGTCATGGTCACCATGTGGGGGATGGCCAGGTCATGGGTCACGCTGGTGACCCAATACTCTCCCTTGGCCTCCGGCATGTCGATCTTCAGCCGCACCCCGGCCAGAATGCGGTCACTGCCGTAGGTGGTCAGGGAAAAGGTCTCCTTGACCACATTCTTCTCCGCCAAGGCGCTCTTGGCCTTGGCGCCGGCGGAGACGCTGTCCTGATCCGAATAGGTTTCTAGCGCCGCCCGGCGGCCATACCGCTTGATGGAATCGCTGTCTTCCGCCGTGCCCTGAATGGAAATGGTGTTGTCCATTTCCGAGTAGACGATCACCTGGTTTCTCAGGTCGGTGATGTCCCAAGAGACCTGTGGGTCTCCCGGCTCTGCCAGAACATCAAAGGCGGCCAGGTTCTCCTGCTGCCTGCACCAAAACTGCATGGGGTCTTTGGCAAAGCTGCGGATCACCAGAGTGTGCCCCATCATACGTGGGAAATAAGGCACCTTGTTCTCTGAGGTCACCGTCTCCAAAATCTTTTGGATCATGTCTGCGGCGCTTCCCTTCTCGATGCCATAAACGCTGCTGATCAGGTTTGGGCAGTTCAGAGTGGGGATGCCCACCTTGGCGGCGATCTGAGAGATGGCCTCCTTGGCCGGGATGTTGTTAAACTGCAAAATCACGTCATTGGCGCTCAGCAGCCGCCCCTCATCCAGGCAGGTGATGGCCATGGAATCCCGATAGGACCCGCTCACCGTCTGGATCTGCCCCAGGAAAATGCATTCCTGGCTGGCCATGTTCACCACAGCCACCAGGTCCCCACAGGCCATGGCCAAAGGCTGCAGGTATTTCTCCCCCGTGGCCTGCACGATTTCAAAGGACAGCTCCAGGCTTAGGCTGTCCGAATCGTCCAGCAGGGAGGGGGAGCCCACCCGGTCGGTGATGTCCAGCACCTTCCCCGTGTCCAGAGACTGCCAGGTATAGGAATAGGTGTCCGGCTCCTTGTTCGGGGTGTCCTCTTCGTACTTTGTCCAGATGGCCTCCACCTGTGGCACATGGATGGCGTCCGCGGCAGAATCCGCCGCGTCCG